TACAAGCAGAGAGCACAGCACTGATCCAAGCATCCATCGTCCCAGTCAGGATGGTAACAAAAGTCTTCTTGTGTTGTCTCCAGTGTATCGTAAGATTTGTCTTATTCAATAATAGAACCAGATCCTCATCGAAAAGTCCGATAAAAGAAACACAAAAATGCTTGTGACCACAATTGAAAAGATCCCGCAGAGCGTCTAGTGGGTTGTTCTCCATATCCAGAGAACCTAGAAACGCTGCGGGATCTGCAACATTCAGATGGCAGGCATCAAGCCCGCGTGTCGGGCTAAAACCTAATCCACGCTGAACGACATCAACAAAGACTTTCCATTCGACCTTCGTTAGAGCTAGTGGATATATTTCATTCATTTTGATAGGAGACCTGGGGCCTAGAGAAAGGGTCTAGGCCCCAGGCCATCAACTAACGGGCTCTGGTTTCGGTCTCTTCAACACCCTCGATCTCGCTAACCGGCGGGTTGTTGAATTTTTCGACAGCTTCCACCAGTTCGTCCTTGCCCGGCATCTCGAACGGAGTACTGCAAGCTTGCACCTTGGGTGCATACCAGTCGTACTTCGGAGTCTTGATGTGCTGCGAGCCAAGCGTAGCCGCTTGCTTCAGCAGAGCCTTGACATTTGCAGACTCTCGACGTGCGGACTTAGTCCCCATGAAGAAAGTTGCAAAAGTCTTCTTGCTTGGCACCCAGCAAAGATACTCTGGACCGAACATACATCCAGAGTCCTTCTCATCCGACTTGGCTTGGATGCGCTGGAAGTCCGCACTCTGAGGATCGTAGACACTGATGACAGCTTCACCAGTCTCCAGAGCCTTGGGCCTCCAGGTCACCAACAGAACATCGACGTTCTTCCCGAGATCCTTGTAGTCTTGGTCACGCACCAGCGCATAACTGTTGACACCGATCTCGCCACCCTTACACTTGCTGCTATTCGCAGTCATCAACTGGAGACGCGGCAGATAGGATTGAGACGATGCCGCAGCATCGAAATCCTTCTCCGTATACTTGTCCAGTTGCAGTCCGTCCAAACCTTCGATCTTTGCCAATTCGTTGCTCATTGTATACCTATGATGATGATGATGAAAAAGAGAAAGACTAGGCATCCACAAGATGCCTATGGGAATCTGGAGTTACTTGCTCAGAGCCGATGTCAATCGCCTCACCAGTGACACCCTGGCCCTTGGCAATCCGATGCCAGTGACCAAGAGTAACCGTTGTGCTTGTTCCACCCACTTCATAGAGATGGGCATGACCTTCAGTTGTAGCAGTCTGCGGCATGTTGCCTCCTTTAAAGACTAAGGGAGTCACGAACTCCCTGGCATCTTCTGCTTAGTCTCCGCCATCTTTTAAGATGGATGGCGCATCTTAGGCGATAGAAGCTTGGGCTTCGGTAGCCGCCGTGGTCGCTTCTTGAAGCTCCTTGGCGAGTTTCGCTTGCTTCTTAGCAGCACGTTCGGCATCCTTCTGCCGCTTCTTCTCGTCACGCTGAGCCCGACGCTCAGCATCCTTCGCACGCTGGACCTCGACAGAGTCAGGGTCCATGTGCAGCGCCCAACGCACACCCATCGTGAAGCCATTGGCTGGCGTCGAGACGTTGTGCTTGGAGCAAATCGCATTGGCCACAGAGCCAGAGTCCATCTCAACCTTCAAGGCCGAGAGCTTCTGGATGTGCGGAACAGCCTGGAACTCAGCCTGCTTCGAGTCACGACCCTGCTTGCGGTCTTCACGGATCTCCTTCATCCGAGCAGTCGTCTGCGGGATGAACTCATCAGGGTTCAGGGTCATCGCACGATCAACCCAGTCAGCCTGCTCATCAGCGGGCAGCTTCGCCAGCGCATAAGCGTTGGAGAGGCCGATCTTGCTCTCGTTGATGAGCGTTCGGATGGTCTCCGACGCAATCTTGTTCAACGAAAGTCGTCCAGAAATCCACGCTTGGGATTTACCCAACTTCACGGCGAGCTGCGCCTCAGTCATCAGCGGATTGCGAGTCAGGATCCGCTTGAGCTGATTCGTATACTCAATCGGCTTGGTCTCAATCTTATGGATGTTCGCCATAATCTGAGCCTCAAGCATCTGGTCTTCGTCCAGGTCCACCACATCGACGTTGATCTCCGTGAGACCAGCGTCCTTAGCCGCGTTGAAACGGTGGAGCCCGTCAACGATCTCGTACGATGAGCCATCACTTGTCGATGGACGCACGCTGATGGCACCAATGAAGCCCTTGCTTCGGATCGAATCAACGAGACCCTGATACTCTTCCGACTCCCGATTGACGGTGCGCAGCGCAACATCGTTTTCGGAAATATCGGACAGAGAGACGCGCTTCAATTCACCCATTTAAAACTCCAGAGATTAGATAGATTTAGCCCATCACATCAACTGATGCGATGGGCTGGAATGCCTCACCCGACGCGAGGCGGAATGTCTTTGCCGGGACTCTCTTAGACTGCCGTAGGCTCGGAAAGTTCGGAGGAAAATTCTTTTTTCTTTCGGCATAAGTGTATATATAATGGTGACTAGAATCCTGACTAACTGTTTACTAGGTTCCCTCTTTATGTTATTCTTCTCTTCTCTCCTCTCTATAGAGCAGTAAATAAAACAGTCAGTCAGGAAAAGAGTCAGTCTTGAAAGATTGTGAACACTTTGTGGATAATAGAATTCTTGACAAGTTATCCACATTCTTCTCCACAATTGTTAGTAACTTACCAATTGTGGATAACTCATGCCAATTGTGGATAACTGACCAACGATGAGCCATCCTACCCGGACACAAGCGATTAAGCGTTTCCTAGAGGCTAGCACCCACGCTGATCTTGCGGCGATGTATCATCACGACATGGAAGTGCAAGTTAATGTAGCTCAGGATGGCGGCGAACGCATCTCGAAAGAGTATAAGGGACGGCAGTTCCAAGCCTATACGGATGGCACCCAAACGTGGAAGGCTCTCCGAATCCCATATAAGGCCAATTCGGAGCCAGAGTATACGGATGTGGGTATGTCTTTCGATCTCTCAGCACACGTTGAGGGCATCGGAATGACAGGCTGGAACTGGGTAGCCCGACGTTCCAAGTGGCTGGCCTATGATTTCGATGCAATCATCGGGCATAGTGAGAAGCACCTTGCGAAGCTAACGAACGAGGAGATGGAGGCAGTCCGCACGGCAGCGATGAACATCCCTTGGGTCACGGTGCGGAAATCCACATCCGGATCTGGGCTGCACCTGTATGTGCAGGTCGATGTTTCTACAGAGAACCACAACGAGCACGCTGCCCTTGCACGATCCATCCTGGGGAAGATGTCCGCGCTCACAGGTTTCGACTTCCGCTCTAAGGTTGATATTTGTGGTGGAAATATGTGGGTCTGGCATCGTAAGATGACGGGCACTGACGGCCTGATGCTCCTCAAGCAAGGAACAGTTTTGGAGGATGTTCCGCCAAACTGGCGCGACCATGTTAAGGTTGTTCAGGGTAAGATTCGTAAGAATCTTCCAAAGAATATCCACCAGATTGGCCATGCCGATACTTTCGAGGAGCTAACTGGCCAGCGTCCTAAGCTGAAGCTGGATGAGCAACACAAACGCTTGATTGACTACTTGGAGGAAAACAATTGTCTCTGGTGGTGGGATCAAGACCATCATATGCTTGTCACCCATACGTTTCATCTGCAAGAGGCTCATGCTGCTTTGGGGCTGAAGGGTTTCTTCAAGACTGACTCACGCGGTGATAACACGAATGAGCAAAATTGTTTTTGCTTTCCAAATAGGCGCGGATCTTGGACTGTGCGACGTTATACGCCGGGTGTTCAGGAGCATGAATCTTGGTCACAAGATGGCGGGGGCTGGACACGCTGCTACCTGAATCAAGAACCAGACCTTACCACGGCCTGTAGAGCTTTTGATGGGATCGAGGATCCAGCAGGAGGTTTCGAGTTTACTGATGCTGAAGCAGCAATCAAGAGCGCCGAGCTACTCGGCGTCAATGTTAGCCTTGACGATAGGTTGCGTGGGCGTAGAGCTAAGCTTAAGCAGCACAAAGATGGGCGACTGGTCGTCCAGGTTAAGCACGAGAAGGAGGATCGTGGTGACCTGATGCGAGGCTGGCTCGTTAAGAAGGACATCTGGGTTAAGCTTTTCAACGTTCGGACTACTCCAACAGCCGAAGATTCTGAGATCGTGAACCATGATGATCTCATCAGGAAGCTGGTTGTTGAAACCTCGATGCGTGAGGATGCAGGCTGGGTTGTTAAGACAGACGAGGTTTGGACACGTGAGCCAAAGGATAACATCAAGCTGGTCTTAGAGTCAATGGGTCATCCCCCTAAAGACGTTAAGCAGGTCATGGGCAGTTGCATCCTGAAGCCTTGGCGGCTTGTGAATAAGCCTTTCCAACCTGTCTATCCAGGAGATCGTGAGTGGAATAGAAACAGTGCTCAGCTCCGCTATCTCCCGACTGAGGATCTTGAGGATCTTAACTATCCTACTTGGCTCAAACTGTTGAATCATTGTGGCTCTGGGCTTGATGATGCGGTCAAGGTTAATCCTTGGTGTAAAGCGAATGGTCTCCTCACGGGCTCAGACTATCTCAAACTCTGGATAGCCTCACTCTTCCAGTATCCATATGAGAGTCTACCGTATCTATTCTTCTATGGTCCGGAAGATTCTGGTAAGTCATCTTTCCATCAAGCACTTAAGCTCCTGCTAACTAAAGGCTATACGCGAGCGGATGGTGCTCTACAGAATCAACAGAACTTCAACGGCTCACTAGACGGAGCACTACTCTGTGTTGTAGAGGAGACGGACCTTCACAAAAACCGTCTTGCCAACAGAAGGATCAAGGACTGGGTAACCAGCCAAGAGTTTGAGTGTACTTACAAGGGGAAGGACACCTTCCTAGCACGCTCGACCATGCACTGGATCCAGTGTGATAATGAG